CAACTAGAGAAGAACTCGGGAACATGTCCGGACCATCCGCTGATTTCGGCGAAAAATATCAAATCGGCTGGATCAAAGCGAAACTCCGTTCGCGTGGTAACAACAGCGTTGCCGACGTTGCTGCATTAGATTCAGCACACGTTGTTGTTGAAACAGCTTCCGGCAAGGGCATTTCTGGCTTCCCAATGTATTGTGTCGAACCCCCAGAAGAATCCACCGCAGAAGCATCGTTTACTGTGACGTTCAAAGGTCCAGTGACTATTACGACGGTGTAACAATGACTGAGAAAACGTTTACACTAAAACGTCCGTTGAAAAAGTCCGATGGTTCGGTTGTCTCTGAAATCACTTTGAGACAACCGACAGTCGGTGATTTGATACAAGCGCGAAAAACAGAGGATAACATTGATGCTGTTATGATCAGTCTGTTGTCTGGTGTGCATATGTTGTTAGTCGAAAAGCTCGCTTTTAGTGATTTCAAAAAAATTACTGCATGGATCGCTGTTGTTTGTAATCCAAACTCAAAACGTGAGAAGAATCTAGAGCAAATAACGTATACACTAACTAAGACGGTGAATACCGGCGGAAATCGTTATACGCAGATCACACTTGAAGAGCCGTGCGCTGGTGATTTTCTAAAATCACGAAAAGCAACTGATACGTATCTGCAAGGCGTGAAACTAATCGAGTTAGTATCCGGAACTTGTCTTGAAGCCGTCGAAGCACTATCAATTGCTGATTATACAGATGCCATGGATTTTCTCGCGGATTTTATGTAAGCCGTTGGTGTTATGACTGGCGAGAGCGTATAGCTGATCTCGCATTTTTGTATCACTGGTCACCAACGGAATGCTACAAACTCACCGGGTCAGAAATTTTGTGGTGGTATAATCAAGCGCATCGCATCGCAAAAGAACAACGAAAATTACTTATTAGCTAGTTGAGAACAAATAAATGGCGAACGGCTCAACGAAAGTAGTTGTTAGCGTAACTGATAATGCAACCGCGAAACTAAAAAAAATCAACGAAGCGATGTCGGGCTTCGGAAAAACTACCGGAGCCGCTGGCAAAAATGTCTCACAACTTTCTAAACTTGAAGCCAATCTATCGAAGCTAGGAAGCACGGCTTCTAACGCCTTCGGGAGCCTCGCTAAGACGTTCGGACCGGCTGGTGTCCTGGCCAGCGTTGGAAGCGTCTCCGGTCTCGTGGCTATGGCTAGAGCTACCGCCGATTTGAACCTTGCGTTGAGCAGACAAGCCGCGTTTGCAAACACGTCAACAACCGCGCTACAGCGATACAAAACCGCTGGCGCGGCGATCGGCGTTGGTGACGCATACGCAAAATCAATAGCTGGTATCGAAAAAATCCGGCAACGAATGGCCATCCGGAGTCCTGACACCGCTGAGCAACAAGGCGCAGCAAAAGCCGCTGGACTGAATTTTGCTGGTAAAAACTCCGAACAAATTATGGAAATGCTCGGCGATTTTGCGAAAAAGAAAGCTGGCGAAGGCGTTCCCGCTGAACTTTTAGCTGATTTTCTAGAGAAATTCGGTGTTGATCGCGAAATGGTTCCGGACATGATGAAGTCCGGCGGCAAAGGACTAAAACAGAAAGCCGACGCGATCAAATTACATCCTGTTACAAAAGACGACAGTGCGGCATCGGAAGAAAGTCAAAAAGACGCCACTGAGTTAGACGCGGCGCTGCATAATCTACAAGTTAAAATCTCGACTTATATTGAGCCGATGAAACACAAACTAACAGAACTCGGTATTTGGCTCACTGATGCCGCCGCAGATAATCCGTTAGTCGCGATCCTTGGTGGATTGTCGGCGTCGTTTGTAGCAATGAAAGTCGGCTTTAGTCTACTCGCCGCAACGCTGTCAAAACTCGGTATCACTGCTGCTGCTGCCGGCGCTGAGGCTAGCGCTGCTGCAACCGCTGCCGGTGGAGGGGTGGCCGCTGTTGCCGCTGCTGCCGCCGCTGCCGCGCGTCTTGCTGGTCCGGTCGGTGTTGCAGCAGCTATAATGCATCCGAGTGCAACTAACGTCGGCGAAAAAGAATTTCTCGAAAAAGAGCGTGCAAAGACCGCAGCACAACGCAAAGCCGACATGGACCCGTTCGCAAACGTGCCCGGTAATGACAACAATAACAACGGTGCAACAGACGGCGGATGGCTAGGGCATAAACTCGACACATTGATTGATAGCATAAAACAATTGTTCGGAAGTGGCGCGGGCTCAGGCGCTGGTTATCCCGGTGGCGATAATCCAAATAGTGGGGGTAATCCCAACGGAAACTTTACACCCGCAATGGCAGCGGAAACAAGACAGAAAATCACCGATGCGTATAGAACGGCGGGCTATGATGACAATGCAATTGCTGCAGTAATTGGTAATTGGTCACAAGAATCTAGTCTAAACCATTTATCCGGAATCGGCACGCAGCATGTTGGACTTGCTCAGTGGGACGCAACTCGGCAACGACAATTTCAATCGGTGTTCGGACATCGGATAGAACAATCGACACCTGACGAACAAATAGCATTTTCTATCCGTGAGTTAGCATTAAATCCTGACTATGCAGAGACTGAGAGAGCTTTACGCGATCATACAAAATCGGGTGCGGAGAAAGCCAGTGTTTATAATAAAAACTTTGAGCGATCCGGTGATAGTGATACACCGCGAATTGCTAATACACAACGCGCACTCCCACTGATTCAGCAACAACCGGTACAAGTCACAATAACACACACAAGCGACGCTCCAAACTCAAAAATCGCAACAACATCTAACACAGGTCGTGTCAACGTTAAACAAAACGTGGCGCCGACATTTGCCCAGGCATCGAAATAATATGAACATTCTGTACACATTGTTACCAGCGTCGTTTAATGGTATCTCGTTCAGCTTACAACAATGTTCGATCAAAACTGGCCGCAGAACCGCGGTACATGAATATCCAAATCGCGACACAATTTACGTCGAAGACCTCGGGCAAGGGATGACCGCGTATAGTATCACGGGATATCTCGCGTGTAACTACTCATTTGCAGCGTTAACAACTCTGATTTCAGCCGTTAACAAACCAGGACCTGGTACATTCATTCATCCGGCGCTCGGCACAAAAACAGCATCATGTGTTTCATTCGAATCGGAAGAATCTTTCGACCGAGTGGGCGCAATCTCGTTTCGCGCAGTTTTCTTAGAAACAACGGTGTTATTGTATCCAACAACGGCCGCAGACGCAAAACAGAGTCTACTTGATAAAATCAACAACGTTCGCGCAACGATTGCATCCGTGTTGTCACCAGTGCTATCAGTATACGGCTTCGTACGTTCCGCGATATCTCAAGTGATGCTGTTCAAAAACGTTGTACAAAGTCTCGTCGGATCGGCATCGGGTATATTCGGTGCAGTTGCATCGTTAGCATCTCCTGACAAATCAACAGATTACGGTTACGTCACATCTAAAGCACAAACGTATTCGCAATACACAGATGAAACCTCGGCTTTGCAGGCTTATCAACAATGTCTGCATACTGTCGCTGTAGCAGCATCTGCTATCGACACGGTAAATCCAGATACAATAACAGCATATACTGTAGCGATTAGTGCTACGTTTGTTGATCCAGCATCCGCCGTAATATCTCTCTCAACGTTAGCGCAATTCCAATCGACGGCTACAGATATAGTTTCTGTAGCAGTTGCAACAGCATTGCGTAGATCAGCTATTGCGGAACTCGCGGTAGCAGTTAGTAACTATCGTGTAGACTCATGGACAGATGCAACGAATCTTATTGCAACGGTTACACCGATCATTGACACTGAGATTACTCTTGCTGGCGATGCAGGAGACGATCTGTCGTATGCTGCTCTAAAACAGTTGCGCGCGACATTAGTTGAAAGCCTAGTGCAACAAGGTTTAGCGGCACCAGTTGTTAGATATTTGTCAGTTGCTCCGATCAATAGTTCACCGGGGTTAGTTTTAGCATTCCGGTTGTATCGTGATATAAACCGTGTGCAAGACGTATCTCAAACAGCGTATCACCCAGCGTTTACGCAATATCAAAATCCACCGTCGTCTACGTAGTTCCAACGTCTCGGACTATATTATTCATGAGAGTGAGAGTAATTTAATGGCGATGGACGCAATTGATACGGCGACGTTTAACTATTCAGTTGCACAAGGTGATACTGCAACAGCACAATCAGTTCTGAATAGAAATTCTGCGCCGGCTCAAAACAATTCAAATGCGTCCGCGCCAAGCAGCACAGCTACAACGGATAATTCAAATTCAAATTCTAATCAACCGAATACTCCGCCGAAGAAATTCGATAACACTGTTACGTTGACCGTTGGTAACACGTCGTACACGGGTTGGACATCAGTGCAAGTGTCACGATCGCTTGAATCATTTCCGAGTGTTTTTGCGTTCTCTGCTTCGGAAAAATATCCCGGAGGACAGTTTCCGAAAATAGCACCGGGTGCTAATTGTTCGATTTATTTCGGAAAAGATTTAGTGTTGTCCGGGAAAATAGATTCGTACAATCCGAGTTTCAATTCACATTCTCACAACGTATCTATAGTTGGCCGTGGTTTATGCTCACGATTAGTCGATTGTGCAAGCGATCTCCGCAATCAGATGTTTCAGATTCAAGCGCAGACGTTATCGCGATTTATACTACCGTTGATTGCGCCGTTTGGTATCTCATTGTTGCAACCGACCGGGGACGTTACTATTGATGCAATCGCGGTGCAAGTCAAACTCGGTGATACGCCGTGGGCACATATATCAGAAGCCGCTCAATATGCCGGAATGCTCGTTTATGAATCACCAGACGGCAAAGTCGTTATGTCAAAAATCGGCACAACAACACACAAATCCGGTGTAAAAGAAACTGTAAACGTCGAGGAAGCAGCGGCTATCTTCGATATTTCACAACGATTTTCGCATTATTATTATCTCAACATGGATATGCCCGCACAAATTGTCGGTGGCGGTTACGCACCGGTTGATCCGTCACAAGTTGTCGTAGATCATGCATTTGATGCGGGTGGCTCGTGTAATCCGACTGATGTTCCGGCGCAGCCAGGGACGACAACATACCGCCCGCGCTGGTTGGTTGCCGACAGCCGCATTACTCCAACGGGTATTGATATCGTCATGTTGCGCGCGAAATGGGAAGCGGCGCGGCGGGCAGGGCGCTCACAGTCTATACACGTGTTAACTGATTCTTGGCGTGACATAACCGGTAAACTGTGGGAAATCAATACATTAATTCCGGTTTCGATTCCAACACTACATGTGACAAACGTAAATTGGGTTATTGCAGACGTTGAATTTATTTTTGATGATCACGGAACACACACTAATCTAGTGTTGATGCCGCCAGCCGCGTTGATGCCGGAACCGACAGATTTGTATCAACTAACACAAACAGACCGCGCGGTTATATTTCCAAGTCATTTCCCAACCGCGCCCGGCGCCTCCGCAACACCAACACCTGTAACTGCTTCAACACCTGCTTCAACACCAGCATCTAGCGCAACAGTTGCAACATCAACAACAACATCAGCGAAATAACAACTAGATGATTTCACAAGGCAATCTCACACTCATCGACGATACCGGAAAAGTGCAACTCGTACAGATACAGTCATCCGGCGTGCAGTTACACAGTGATATTCCAGTGTTGATGCATTACGGTTTTTCAAGCAATCCGCACCCCGGCGCGCAAGCAGTTTTCGCGACCGTTGGTGATAACCGTCAAAACAGTGTTGTTGTTGCTGTCGGTGATACTCGTTATCGTATTGTGCAAACGGCTGGTGAAGTTTGCATTCACGATGATCTCGGACAGCAAGTCCGTTTAACACGTGGCGGTATCGTCATTAACGCGGGTTCAAATCCGTTGACTATCAATGCTTCCGGCGGATGTAATTTCAACGGATCAATGACAATGACCGGCACGCTTACAGCAGCTAATATTTTCACTGGTAGTGTTGATCTATTGAATCACGTTCATAACGGTGTGCAGTCAGGTGCAGCAAACACGGGTGGTCCACATGGTTGATCTCGCAATTGATTTGTTATCTGACA